CGTATGAAACTTCAGTAAGCGAAAATTCCGGCCATGACGCTTCCACCACGTCGGGCGTGTTATCCATAACAAGTTCTACCGTTACAGTCGCGGGTGTAAAAATAGTTCTGATTGTTTCCGTGTAGGCTCTATGAATATTATCCACTTCTAAAACCAGTTCCCCAAAGCCGCTTTCATCAACGCTCGGCAAACCAATACGAATCGGGAAGTGAATATAAGTTTCCCCTCTGGAGATAGTTCCATAAACCTTTTCTGTTGGTGTAGTGAGTTCCGTCAATTCCTGCGTGGGGTCGGTAGAGAATCTAATTGGTTCAGTTAAATCTTCATGATCTATCGTTACCAGCAGGATTAATACCCTGCCGGTCTCCTGCGCGTATGCCGTCTGCCTAAAGTTTAAACTTACATCTGTCATGGTAAAATCTCCAAACCTAGAGACACTTTCCAATCATTGCCAAAAGGTGTCCATGATGGAATGTCAGTGAATCGCATTTCAACTGAAATATCTTCGTCAACTATTTCAGGGTCAATCCAATTAAATCTCAATGAACCCCCCAAAATAGTATCTTCAAAAAAAGTCTTGAAATCGGCAAGCTCATCATGAGTAAAAATAATAGTTCCTTTAATCGGCCTGACTCCGCAAGTAGTTCGTCTGCGAATCTTCGCCGGGCCAACTTCCATAGCAGTCTTAACTGTTAAGTTAGGCATTGAGCTACCATACCCGTCAACTGTCATTCTTTGCGGTAATGTTTTAGGCCAATCCACCATAATTATCTCCCTACCAGTCTTTCCTTCGCGCTAAAGTTAGAACGCAATACTTTATTTGAAGATGAGCCGAATTGTCCCATTTTCTTTGCAACAACTTGGTCAATCATAACGTCAATCTGCATACCACCGTTGACTTCTTGCATATCTGTTGAGATTTCAGCACCGGCGTTATTTATTATGTTAATTGTCGGAGCTATGCTTCCACCTTTCGGAATAACCGTTTCACCTTTTTGTAGGATTGCCGGGTATTCATCTGGGGCTAAACCTTTATGTAATCTAGGCGCACCGGCGAATAAGGCAGGATTAACAAATCTTGTCTGCGGATTATCATAGCCAACTAATCCGCCCTTATGCCGCACGCCAACTCCGACAGGTATTGACGTTAAACCATCAACTCTAAAAAGACTTCCCGCAAAACTTGAAATTGCTCCAGCCAACGGTTTCATAATTTGCTGATAAAGAATCATCTTCATCAAGTCGGAAATCATGGATTGAATCATGTCGGAAAATGAAGCCTTACCGGTAAGGCAAAAATCAACTATCGCGCTGGCGCTTTCTTTTCCCCACCCCTCAATAGCTTGTTTTAGTTCCTCAAATCCATCTTTTGTTTTTTCTGTGGCTTTATTCATTTCATCAAGTGCCTGTTTAGAAGCTCTGCCGTAAGTGTCTTGGTCAATCGCCCCCATTTTTAAAAGCTGATTTAATCGCTCCATTGTTGTAGCGTAATTTTCGAAAGGTGTCCGAGTAGCTTCAAATATTCTCTTTGCTTCGGCAGTTGCGTCTGCAAGCTCTTTTGTTTTTCCTGTGGCCTTGTTCATTTCATCAAGTGCCTGTTTAGAAGCTCTGCCGTAAGTGTCTTGGTCAATCGCTCCTGCTTTTAACAGCTCGTTTAATTTCTCCATTGTTATAATATAAGCCTCTATCGGCGTTCGTGTGGCGGAATAAATAGCCTTCCCTTCCGCAACCATTTTATTCATTTCATTTGTTGCGCCCGCCGCTTCATTAACTGCGGGAACATAGCTTTGTTTCATTGCGGATGCCAGGTCTTCAGCCGAAGCGGTCATCGCGTCAAAGCTATCCCTTGCCTGATAATGCAAATCTTTTGCGGCGTTCATTGCAGCTTGTGCATCATTGCGTGATTCCATTGAAAACATTTTCCACATATCAGATTCTTTACCAAAAGACATTGCGCTACGAACGCGGAAATATGCTTGCTCTAATTTTAAATAACCGGCTAAAAATGTTAATTGTGCCGACGCAATAGAATAGATAGCACCTGCAGCACCTGCAGCAGCCCTGATTAATCCTTGACCAAGATATAATTGGAGATTTGCAACAGTAGCCGTTAGTTGCTCCATTTTTTCTTTTGTCGTTTTTTGCGATAAGTCATATCTACCTAACGCCTCTTTACCGGCATCAATAGTCGCATTAAGTATCGCTAACTTTCTATCCTTATCGGAAAGCTGCTCAACTGTCTTTCCTAATGATTTTGCCATTGCTTCGTTAGCCGAACCAACTTTCATAATAAGGCCAAGATTGTCAAGAATTAAAGGAGAACCACGCCCGACACCTGTTGCAATATCGTTAAAAGCTTGTGTAGTGGAAATGCCCATGTCTCGTGCTTTAGCACGAGCAATCTCCATTAATATTCCTAATTTCTCAATAGGAATACCAAGAGACATGGCACGGTTTGCAGCCTCAGTTAATGACTTCTCATCAATTAGATTAGCGGATTTTTCTCGTAAGGTTGCATAAAGTCTATCGGCATCTGCTCCCATTGCAGTGGCCATTGAACGAAAAGCCATTTTGCTTTGTTCAAATTGGGCAGAAATCTCCGCCATGTTCCATGCCTTACGCAATAAATAAATAACACCTATTCCGGCCATTAATCCCTTTAATGATGTTGCTACTCCATTAAAACCATTTTGCATAGTCTTCGCTGATTTTTGAATATCAGCGGACGTTTTTTTGCCTTGATTTCCAAAAGTTTCTAAATCTGCTTTGCCTTTTTTTAATTCTCGGCTGTCAACTTTAAATCCTAGACTTGCGAAGTCCATTTTTCTTCCTTTTGTTTTTCTTTGCTAACTGCCTAAACATTTTCTTTAGTTGGCTATCAATGTCTTTTCGCTTTTCGGTTACAGGTATAAATGGCGGTGGACAATTTGACTCTCTTGACTTATAAACTTGATCTGCATAAGCAACCGATAATGAATGGATAATTTCCAGCTCATAATAATCAAGATTAACAAAGTTATTCCAAGCATTTAAGTCGCTCCATGTTAAAGGGCTTTGACCGTCACTACCCACAACTCCTAACCGATTCAAGCACTCAATATAAAATCCAGTTCCTAGCGGCTCTGGTATCTCTTTTAAATTATCATTGACAAGTCGTGATTCATAACGCCTTACTTTTGATTTTTCTGGCGTTGTGTTTAACCACGCTTGTTGCCGGACAATTATTTCCCAACTTGCCCGGCACTCGGCAAAAAATTTGCGCGGTCACCGATGAACATGTCAAGCTGTTCAAAGAGCCACGGATAATCAGTCAAGAGGTTAACGGCATTGGCAAAACTAAAATCCACCTTTACGCCGTTCTCTTCAATACCTGACCAATCCAAAATGCAAACAGCAATATCTTCAATCCGCCTTTTCTTTGCCTTCTCGATATCTTCATCGGAAATCTCTTTTTTCTTTGGATTGCGTTTCATTGAGTCCATATCCTCACGAGCGTTTTTAATCGCCTTATCCATAAAGATTTTGGAATCCACGCCGACAACTAAAAAGGAAACTTCTTTAACTGGCTCTGAATATCCGGGCGGTGTCGGATTAAATATTACTCCCTTATTTGCCATTGTTCTTGTATCAAACTGTTTTAAGTCCACAACCCCCCCCCTTATGATTCGCTCGGAGCTACTTCGATAATATCGTCGTCTATTTCAAGCAAGCAACTTGCGTGAACGATGTTATCCACGCTTCCGATATTGGTTGTATAGCTCACAACTTGCGCGGAAAAATAAATCTCAGTAGTGTCCTGCAAAACAATCTTAAAGGCGTAACTATCGTCACTATCAAGAGCATCAAGCAAAATATCATGCCCATCATCTGAGGGCACTCTTGCCATCTGCATGTTGACCGAGCCTTCATTATAAGAGCCTTTTCTCTTAACTGTTTTGCGGTCTCCAAGCGGGTTATGCGTTACCACGCTATAAACTTTTCCGAACTCACCCAAATCAGTTACTTCACCGATTTCAGTATATTCCACCGCTTCCATGCTTGACTGATCGTATGTTTCCGGCAAAGTGCCTACATATATCTTAGTTCCTGCCGAAGTGAAAACTTCCTCACTCATAATACTTCCTCCTATTTAAATTTATTGACTTGTTCCTTAACCGTCCGGCTAAATTCCCTTACTGCTATCCTTACCATTCCTTTTGGAGCTTGAACGGAATAACCGCCCTTTGTTCTTTCGGTTTTATAAGCTCCTTGCGGATATAAACCATATTCCAGAACCCTGATATATGGCAAGTTATTGGTTAAATAAAAAACATTCCCTGCCGCGTTATTTGATACTTCTTTCGCCTTTTGTTTTGTTGCCGCGCCAACTTCGTCTTGAAAATCAAGAGTTCCTTGCGCCGCGCCATGTAAAGTCGGTTGCCAATTACCTCTGGCCGTGCCGCCTCTTTTTCCTTCACCTCTCCAAACAGGCGTCTGCTCAATAACGGCATCAGATAGAGCAAAACATACATTATTAATAATGTTTTGCGCTTTCATTCCTATTTTTGCCGCCCACTGGTCAAGGTCTGCCAATTTATACGTTGCCATATACCGCCCTGTAATTAATGCTCACTGGAAGATAACACCACCCATCAACAATCATAATTGGCGCAATACTTCCCGATTCAATATAAATATCATCGTCTAACTTACCAACTGCGAACAATTCCAGTATTGCTTCCGCCCAAGTTCTTAAATTATAAGTTCCGTAGCCAGCCTCACCGCAAACTGTGATCTGGTATATACCACGGTAGTCTTTGCTGGATAGTTCCGAAAGTCCGACAGGCACGGTAGAGGCTGGCAAGAAGTTTTCACGCAAATAAATAGTGCCCGGCGTTGGAGTAAAATCTTCATTCTCCATTGCGATACTTGGCTTTCCAGCAAGCGTGTTTAACTTTGTTCTTAATGTTTCATAAATAGTTGAATTACTCATTTTTACCTTTCAAGAAATTCAATAACCCATGCTTTAAACTCTGCGTTATTCCGTAATACGAAATAAAGAACAATCGGACTTGCAATTAAGCAAGCTATTCCAATAATGATAATACTTAAAAAACAACCCATTTTCTATTTCTCCTTTAAAATTTTTTGGTAACATTTTATTTGTGCTTCACGCCTCAAAGCGTAATCTACCAGCGCATTATGATTATCCAATATCGCCTTATCATTTGCCGGTGTTCTCAAAACAGGTCTATCCGGCTCTGGACAATAGATACTTGGATTAACCTGAATTGTTTTACATCCCTGCATCATTAAAACGATTAGTAATATTGTCATAAACATTATAATACTCTTCATTGTGCTTTTTTCCTTGTATGTTTAGATTTTCAATTTTAATTCGCATAAGCTCTTTTTCTTTGCCTAGCTTGTTGGCCTTATCAATATAAACCTTAATTTCCTTTTGCGCTTTTTCATAATATTCAATCTGTTCTTTTTGTGCTTTCTTGATCTGCTTATCTAATCTAATCTTATAGAATACAGCGAAGCCCGAACTTATTAAAAACAATAAGATAATAAAATAAATAATATAACTTTTAATGCTACTTATCATTTTTTTCCTTGCCCCCGTTATTCTGTGAACCCTCAATCACATTCCCTATTTTCCAAACTCCAAAACTCACTGTAAAAAAACCGATTATCAAACTGGATAAGTCTTTTAAGTTTGTTTTTACATCTTCGTTAAAAGCTCCAATAACTACGAGCATTAGTATGGTCATTGTAATAACTAAATTAACAAACCACCCGCGTATTGTCTTATCTTGATAATTCCATATAAAGTTTTTCATTACCATTTTCCCTCGTGTTCTAAGCTATAATGATTCATGTCGTGTAGTATTCGCGGTGCGCCTCCAATATCATCCCAATAGTCGTGCAAATGATTATGACCGGTTCCATCAGCCAAAAACTTCCCGTCTTTAAACAGGTTTAAATCAATTGCTAATCTGATATAATGATTACTGTCTTTTTTATGTCCGCTTGTGGCATAGGCATCACCGAGCGTTACTTCATAGCCAAGTCCGTAGGCATATTGGATTAATTTAGCAACCATTAATGCAAACTTGCTTTGCTTTTGTCTTAGTGTCATTATTTATTGCCTCTTTTGATTTCCTTGACATCGGATTTTATCTCGCTTAATGTTTCCTTGATGTAACACATATCCGTATTGTAGACGTTCTTATCTACTTTTTGTTCTTTTAAATCTTGTATCATTTGCGCATGAGTATCAACTCTGCCCGGCAAATCACGCATAACGGCGAATGTCCATAAAACGATTGCTGTAATAATCACCGCCATTAATACGGTTTTTCCAAGCTTCGACAATTCCCCCATTATTAACTCCTTATCTGGCATATATACACTATGTCCTCCGCTGACCGCCGAACCTTCTTCACGTTCATAACACGGTAA